TTTAAATCTTGGTCTGTTCCTACAATTTGTTCAAATGCTTCAGGATTGTCTATTACTCCGTTATTATTCGAATCGTAAAATGCTAATTTGACTTCGGCGGTGCTTTCATATCCGTCATCAAACTTAATTGTATCGTTTAATGTGAAAGGAATATCTTGTTTTAATTCAGTAACGGAATTACTTCCGGTGTTTATGCCTAATACTTTTACTTGATCCTTAACAACATTTCCTAACTTATCGTTATACTGAGTTTCATTAGTATCAAGGTAGAACCTATTTTGCTTAACACTACCGAAAACGTAACTTAGTTTTCTAACTCTAATAGAGTAACGGTCTGCTTGTTTAACAAACGCTACTGTCCACGAAGAATCAACGTTGGTATTCGTAGTATCGCCGGCTTTACCTAAACTAAAATCACTAACAAGATTAATGTTAGATGCAGTAATGATATTCCAAGTCGAAGTTAATATATCGTATCGTAACCCAAAATTTAAATTTTGAAAAGTTTGATTTACAATTTCAGTTTGTAATGAAGTTGTTAGATCGTTAGCAAATCGTGGAACAATCCTAGTGGCTATTGCTCCAGTTGGTACTACATCGCTTAATGTTATCGGACCTAATCCGTTAGTTAAGATTCCTCTGCCAGCATTGGTACCATCCCCTACAACCTTTACAGTGTTAGTCCATATCCTGTCAGTCTGTGCAGGATCAGCTAGATCAATTGGTACTATCTTGCCGGCTTTAAATGCACTTCCTGCTGGTGGTACAAATTTAATTAATGCACCAGTGAACAGATATTTTAATTCACTAGTAGAATATGTACCTACTTTTAATAATTCCCCAACTTTTGTAAAGTATCCTGTAGGAGTTGTTGTAGTGATCGATTGCCAAATAGTATTTGTATCTGTAAATAAAATCTTATCAAAGTTTGTAAAATAAAAATTATAAACATCGGCATCTGTAAATTCAGGCTCAATAACGTTATTAATAAAATTAATAATATCTATTCTACTATTAAATTTAAAAGATAAAGTATTTTCGCCACTTTCTTTATAAACATATCCGTCGTCGCAAAAAATATTTACAGAACTATATTTTCCTGACGCATCGATAATATCATAATTTCTAGAAATGCCGCTAGATGTTCTATTGATAGCTTTAATCTTTACAATATTTTGACTACTGGCCAACGGTGCTAGGTTATAATCCTCAGCAGTGATCATTCTGTTCTGAGTGTAGTATACTGCGGGAGCATTGGTTCGAATTGTATCAATATCTTCTGCTGCCGCGGAATTTGCAACTGTAGACTGTAATGCAAGTCCAACGGTTAATGTATGTGCAACTCCTGTAGAATTAACATAATTAATGCTTATGTTGATGCCTCGCATATCGCTAGGATATACAGTATATGACAGCCCATTACTTGTTCTATAGTAAACCCTAAATGCACCTTGTGGTAGGTTACCATATATGCCGTCGGCAAATACTAGATCAATGTTGTCATTTTCTTTAGTATTAATTGCATAAATGTCTCTAATATTTTGATTTACGCTGTTGTAGGCAATGTTATTTCCTACAAGAGATGACACTTTAGTCCACTCGCTTAGTTGAGATCCTGCTGATGTTAAGGAAAATAACCAAATATCATCATTGTTGATATTTGATGCATCAACTGCAATTTTTTCATTTGTCGTAGGAACGTCTACACTAAAATCAGCAAGTTCTAATGTTCCTTGTTTAAACAATAGGAAGAACCCAGTGTTAGCACTGCCAGGGCCTGCCCCATCATTTTTATAAACAAATCCTAGTTGATTTCCAGGAACAGGAGGTTCCTCGTAAATGTTTTCGCTGTTGGCAAACGCGGTAGAAACAATCTCAAACGGCATTCCTCTAGATGCTACAGTTTTACTGAATGCAAATAACGGAACATCGGTGCTGGTTGTTCTTAAACGATATTGCTCAGTAGGAATACCTTGAATAGTAGCGGAACCCTGACTACGACCAAACTCTGTATTATCTGACATGGCAGAATTTACTACTAAAATAAACTGCTCTAGCCAATTGGTGTTAGTAGGGTCATTCCATGAAATATTTTGATTAGCTAGGTTTTTACCATTACTATCTAAAATAGTATCTGTTGTAGTGATTGATGTAAATTTTAAAAGACCATTAGATGAAACATTACGTTTGGCATTGTACGAAAGCATACGTGCAATGCGCAGGACGCTTTCTTTTGTCTCAGCTAGCTCAATAAAGTTCTCGCGGCTGGCTAAATCAATACGGAAGGATAGGCTTTGCCCTAAGAATGCAATTGCATCGATAAGCGCCATGTATTCACTACTTTCGATATAATCATTAAAATCTTCTGGGTAATTCTCACGAAGATATGTGATTATAACGCGGCGTAGATTTTCAAAATCGTAACTTTTAAAGTCTGCGTTTTTGAATGTTTGGTAAATTCTGGTCCAATCTTGGTTCAGAATTAAATTATTTTGTCTGCTTGTTGTAGTCATTTCCTATCCCTATACCAATATTTATCTAACAAAATTAAGTGGTCACATTATGACGGAATTAGTTTTATCAAAATTAAAAGACATGCGTTCAGTAACGTTAAAAGGGATATAAACAATGTCTGCTTGTATCCTAATACCTTGATCCGTTGTGTCTATTTGTATTTCATTTACTGCAATTCTAGGATCGTAGTTGATAATATCTTCAACATCCTTAGCAATTATTTTCTTAACTTCGTCAGTAAATTGTTCGAAAAGCATGTCCCAAATAATTGTCCCAAATTCTGGATTTTCTAATTTCTCACCTTTACGGATATAGAAATGATTTATAATGTCTCGTTTAACAAGGTCAATATCATAGAGTTTATAGTTATTGGCAGATTCGACAGAGCTAAATCCTTTGTAGGTAAGCACTCCTAAGTTGTTGGTAACTTGTGCATTTGAAGTTGCTACAGTTTTTTGATTGTACAGTTTAGTTGCCATATTAATCTATATCCCTATCAGTGTTATCAGGTGTTAATTGTGTCGGAGCCTGATTCTCATGTAGCGGCCACGGTTCATGCATCGGAACACGTTTCATAAAACTCTGTACAATTCCGGACTGATATCGCTTTGTCTGCCAGCCTGCGCCTGTACTAGTCGCTGGATTATCTCTTAATTTGTAAGGTCTTACAAAGTCAGATACTTCAGCAGGAGTTGCATTTGTTGTATCATTTAAATGTATTGTAGGAGCGGTTTCTATAATCTGTGCAGAACTTCCTAAACTTAGATCGCCTGTAGAGCTAACTCGTAACTCACCGCTCGATGCAATGTCTAAATTATTATTGGTTGATATTTTTCCGGCAGCACCTACAAGTATGTCAAGATCTGCACCCACTGTTAATAAAGAATTTCCGTTGATTAGAAACTCCATATCGCTGCCTATTTCGGCATGCCACTTGCCTGTCTCTGTTCTAAAGTTCATGTTGCGGCCAGCTTCAAAGTTGATATCTCTATCAGCACGGAAGTTAAAATCTTGTTTAGTATGAATGCTAATACTGTCTTCCGCGTAGATGTCTATCTTGCCATTGCTGGTCATTTCTATCCAAGTAGTTCCTCGAGCATTTCCAATGTAGATCAAGTCTTCACTGTTGTGCATCAACAACTGGTGACCGGTTCTTGTTCTAACTCTAAAATATTCTCCGTAGGGAATTTCTGCTTGCCCAGTTCCTTTACCTTCTAGTAGGTCTACGTAGCTCACTGGACCGTCGGCAGCCGAAGTAGTTCGATGATACCTATCATCACCGTCATCCATTACAAACTGTGTTCCACCCAGTCTACTAACTGGCACTGGCTCTGTGGTATCGCCAATTTTTCCTTTCTTAGCTTTTTTAGCATTAGTTCTACGATCAAGAGGACCCGGAGTTGAAATTCCAAATACAGAACTAGGCGCTTCTCGTCTAGGTGACGACGTTGATACACCTCTAACATCATCTTCTAATAGGCCTTGTTCTAAGAACCTATCTGCAATAGGATGAACAACTTTTTTAATTTTTTCAGGGTTGATTTCTTGCTTGCCACCTTGGCCGCTATCTCCAAACGCATTAAATCTTTTGTTAATTTCAGCAACAGGCAGAGGAAATTTAGTATTTCCGTATCTTGCCTTGTCAGTGGGATCTAATGTATTTTCAGTCGTGCCTGCAATCGCAGGCACCATGTTGTTAATGTAATTTCCGGGTACGCATGCAATCCAAAAACATTGACTTTCGTCGGAATCAGCAAATATAACCAGCACGTTAACTCCAACATCGGGTGGTACAAACCACATGCCATAGCTTTTTTGTGTATCATTAAATCCTTCTAAAGTAGATTTAGATCCATCGTTCTGCCCCATAAATTCAAACGGCGTATATCCAAAGAACGGACTTGCATACTTTGCAATGTATGTTTCGGCATCTTCTCCAGCTGTATTAGATTGACTTTTTAACAACTGCACTTCGAGTCCGCCCATGAAAGTAGGGTCGAGGTGACTTATTACTCTGGCCAAATATGGACCATTGCTTAGATTATTTTTTTTACCTTCGTTTTCTGCCGACGGTCTTTGTAACTCTGCCATTAATTAGTTTCCTAGATCTCTGTAATATCTAAAACCTGTAACAGGACGAGCCTGATTAGAGGTAGTAGTTGTTTTAGTAGATGCTTGCGCTGGTGTATTTGATGTGGTGTTTGGAGTTTTTATTGAAGTTGTACCGTTAGCGTTATCAATGTTCGAAGTCTTTGGAGGCGCAACTTCTTTAATTTCAATAGCACTAGCATCTGTTTTACTAATAACACTAGGACTGCTTCCTTGAGAAGTTTTGCTTGCTTCTGGTCCTTGTGGTCCTGGCATTCTTAAACATTTTAATTTTTGTTTCCAAGTGCCATCTTGAAAATTGTTTTCGCACTGTACTACTCGATAGATCCCACCGAACGGACTTTCTTTTCCTGCTACTGCAAAATCATATAACCCTGTAGTTTCGTTGACATCAGTAGGCGTTTTAAAAGTTAAGTAGATGTACACATTACCACTTTCATAATTCATTGTGCCATCGTTTGTTATTTGCGCACTCTGTGAAGATACTTCGGCAAAATAATTTCCCATGCCGCTGTCGATTAGCCAATACGGATCGCCTAGTATTTCTAGATTTACTGAAATTAAATCGGCGCTGCCTCCACTAAGGAACGACTGTTGAAAGTTTTCTGCAACATTTTGTTCAACTGACTTATCGCCGGAACCACCTTTATAACCTGCTAGTAATTTAGGATTGCGCTTTGGTCTTGCTCGCCCTAATTGCGCAGCTTGTGCTTCTTGAGCTTGCCCTTTGCCAGTTTCTGTTTTTTTATTAATTTTTTCTGTTGTGCCGCCTTGGTCTTGAGTTCCTGTAGTTGCTGCATCTTTTTCCGCCTTAGGTGCTACTCCAGAATAAAATAAGTTGTTAATATCAATATCAAATTTTAATATGTCTACATTCTGTCCAGTGTATATGTATTGATATTCTTTGGCTATTTTCTTTTGCAATTCTGCATAACCAATAGGAGCGGAGCTAGGATTAGCAAAAATACTTTGATGGAGGTAATACGGAACTACTCTGTAAATTACCTTTTTAGCGTAATCACCTACGATAGGATCATAGTCTAACAGTTGTATCTGCACATCAAGTTTAAACCATTTTATATAACCTTCAGGCGTTACATTGTCAGTTTTGATTGCATCACTTGCATATTTTGAACTGAGAATGAGTTGATTGATCATCGATGTTAGTGTTTGGCCTTGGCCAAACTGAAATGCTCTTAACTTTGGATCAATAGTCATTCCGTCACGTTTAATGATTCCTGTTTTTTGATCTATCTGATCTTGAGAACGTTTAAATGCATTATTTCCACCAGTAGATTGATCAAATCCTAAACTTGCTGTTCCTATACTATTCACAGGTTTTGATGTTATGTCTTCTTTT